CGCACGACCGTCAATCGGTTGGCCAGCGCCGGCGACGACTCGACCATATTGGCCGCCTCGTTGAACACGATCGACGCCTGATCTCGATCGACGGCGGCGCTATAGACCTCGGCGCCAGGCTCATGGTCGCCAGCGAGCAGATACAAGCTCAGCCCGGAGAACAGAGTGCTGTTGTGCGTTGGCACCATTCCCGGCCCGGCGAGGAACAGGTGCGAAGGGGCATCGACCTCGATGCAGCGCACGGGAACCGAGTCGATCGGCTCGCAGGCAGTCACCTGAATCTCCAATCCGTAAATTGATTCACGCGTTCCGTGGGATACCACCGAGGCGATCTCGCGGGTCGTCTGGATTTCCGCAGACGGCGCGCGCCGTATTGGCCATTCGTGGTCTGCGTCGGCTACGATCTCAGTGCCGTCCGAGAATCGGACACGAAAACACTCGTGGCCGTGCATCGTGTCAGTGGTTGCGATCACCGTGCAGGCCGATCCGTTCTCGTCGAGCAACTTATCGCCCGCGCGAACCGCACCCATCGTCGTCCAACCGGATGGCGTTGGGATCGGCGTATCGAGAGCCAAGGCCTTTCCGTTCTTCTTCGGCACCTCGATGTAGCCTCGGCGAAAGCGCCGGGTACCGTTGGCCCGCTTCCAACCGAACAGCGGTCCGATCACTTCTCGCCATTGCCAGTCGAGCAGTTCAAACGGCTTGTTGGCCCACTGGCCCTTCGAGTGCCGGAGGAATTTGATGAAGAACTCTCGGACTCGTTCGGCGGCCGAGATGTCGAACGTGCAGCCTTCGAGCACCGCTCGCTCGTCGGCTTCGGAGCGAATCCATTCATGCCAACCGGCAGTCTTGGCGTCGGCCAGCTTCTGTATTAAATCCGGCATCAACCCGTCTCCAAGAACCGATCGAACTCGTCCAGTGCCTCACCCGACGCTGGCAATCGAATCCGACTGCGGCTCGATGGCGTCAATCCAAACTCGACCAGGAACTTCCGCATCGTCTCAAGCGCCTGGTCGGCGATCGTCAGATAGGGACTCTTCATGGGGAATCCCTTGTCGGGCGATTTGACGATCTCGCCGAACTTCTTCACTTGCGCCTCGGCCTTTTGCCAACGGCTCCATGCCGTGCAATATCCGGTGAGCGCCGCTCGGTCGGCGCGACTCAGCACTCCCATCTCCTTTAGCTCGGGCACGATGCGGTTCCATTCGGCCTGGGCCTCTTCGTCGAGACCGTCGGGCATCGCCGGAACCCCTTGTGCAGCTTTCGGTTCGCGGTCATTGAGCGGCCGCATGCCGGGGTTGCCATCGAGCAGTTTCAATACGGTCGGCTTGGGCTTTCTTCCCCTCATCTGGATTACTCCCTAACCCCTCAGAACCCCCCCGACCCAATTTCGCGGAATTGCGCGCTTCTGGACGCGTTTGGTAAGTCGTGGCAGGCTATAGCTTTATGACTCCCCCCACCGGTCGTTAACCGAGCCAACCTGTTGGCTCATCGTCGCGCGGCGGTCGTTCAATCGCGCTGGCTCGTTGTCTGTTGGCGATCTGTTGTAGCGTCGGTCGTCCGGTGCGGTGCCCGTACATCCGCAGGTCGTTCGACGTCTTCGTTCGGTGGCACGGGCCACAGAGCACTTGCGTGTTGCTCAACTCCAAGCGCCAGTCGGGTCGCACGTAGATCGGAAAGATGTGATCCACGATTTTGGCGACCGTAAGGAATCCTTGCTTGCGGCAGTCTTGGCACAGACCGAAGTCGAGACGACGCCGCAGCGCTGCAAGCTTGTACCAGGCTGAGTCATAGCCGCGCTCGGCGCACGTGCCGCGGCGCTTGTAGGCGTCGCGGTTGACGTAGCCGACGTGCGCTTCGCAATAGCGGTTGCGCGTCGGGCGACGACAGCTTGGGTAGCGGCAGAGGGTTTTGAGGCGTTGGGGCATGGCGGTCTTGCTTGTGGCTTCACCGGATGATTAGAGTGCCGGCATGGAAGCTATTCGAACTCGACACTGGTATCGACTTCACTGGATCACGTGGGTCGCTGTTGTCATTCAGATTGCCGCGCTTACGTATTGCCAATTCGTCAAACAGTTTGGAGCGCTTAGCCGGACCGGCTATGGACCCAGTGGAACTCAAGTCGAGGAACTCTATTTCGGTTGGCCTACCATCTATGAAAAGCAGACGATATCGGGCGTAATTCCCATTCAAGCGACCGCGTACAAGCCCACGATTAGATACAATTGGCACTTTCCGTCGCTCGCGTTCAATCTTCTGGTGTCGCTGTCGCTTGTATTCGCTGTCGAGTGGGCCTTGGAAGTGTGGCTCCGAAAGCCGAAACGGTGGCAGTTTTCGATTCGAGAAGCTGCATTCTGGATTGCCGTGATCGGCGTCGTCATTACCATCGTGAAGCAGCGATTTAGTTTGCAGCAAGGAATAGCTGCTCTTGGGCTCGCACCCGGTAGACCGTTCGAACAAGATCGGTACGCTCCCGGAATCGACGCGTGGGGTTGGGCGACAATTGTCGTGGTGCTGTTCGGCATCGGGTGCTTCATCCGGTGGCTTATTCATCTGGCATCCCGAACGGCGAAGTTCATCGCATCGCGCCTTGATTAGCCCGACGAGCGACGGTGACTAGTTCGATCATCACCGCATGCTCGACTCGCGCGGCTTCATTGGCAGCGGTGCCTCGCCAGTGCGTTCAAGAATCGCAGGCTTGCCGGTAAAGCGCTGGAACCTATCCGCAATAACGTCACAGTAGAGCGTGTCGATCTCCATGAGGTAGGCGCGACGGCCTGTTTGTTCCGCACCGATCAGCGTTGAGCCGCTGCCCCCAAAGAGATCTAGGACGTTCTCGCCCGGCCGCGATGAATACTGCATTGCTCTCACGGCCAGTTCCGCCGGTTTAGCCGTCAAATGCTCCATCTGCTGCGGATTGATCTTCTTCACGTGCCAGAGATCGGGCACATTCTTGGGACCCAGGAAGACGTGGGCAGCGCCCTCTTTCCACGAATAGAAACACCATTCATGGGCACCCATGAAGTCCTTGCGGGTCAATACGGGGTGCTGTTTGTCCCAGATGATGGTCTGGCTGAAATAGAGACCCGCTTCCTTCAGCGCTGGCGGATAGTTCGCGACGTTCGCGTAGCCGCCCCAGATATAGGCGGCGCGCCCTGCCCCAAGCACCCGAGTCATGTTCTTGAACCACGCCCGCAGCATTTCGGCGAACTTCTCGTCGGAAACGAAGTCGTTCGCCAACGGCCGGTCCTTTGCGCGCAGCTTCTTGCGCGTCGGCTTCGCTTTGCCAGGATGCCGCGCAAGATCGAGGCCTTGGTGATGTGAGTTGCCTTGGAACGATGACAAACCCGCGGCGATCGCGTTGTTGCTGCGGGGCTCGACTCGGACGTTGTACGGCGGGTCCGTGTTCACGAGGTGGATTGTGGCACCGTTGAGCAGACGGTCCACGTCTTCGGGCTTCGAGCTATCGCCGCATAACAACCGGTGTTCGCCGAGAATCCACAGATCGCCGGGCTGCGTCGTTGCCTCGTCGGGCGGCTCGGGAACTTCGTCGGGATCGCACAAGCCCTCTTGCACGTCGCCGCCGAGCCACTTGGCCAGGTCGTCCTGGTCGAATCCCAATAGCGACAAGTCGAAGTCGAGCGCTTCGAGATCGTGCAGTTCAAGCGGCAAGAGTTGACTATCCCACTCGGCCAGCGTGTTGGTCTGGTTGTCGGCGATCCGATAGGCCTTGATTTGCGCTGGCGTCAGGTCACTGGCGACCACGACCGGTACTTTTTCTAGTCCGAGCTTCTTGGCCGCCTTCCAGCGCGTGTGGCCGACGACGATCACGCTGTCTTTATCCAAGACTAATGGCTGATGGAAACTGAATTCCCTAATCGAAGCGGCGACCGCATCGACGGCGTCGTCGTTGACGCGGGGGTTTTGGGGATAGGGCTTGATGTCTGAGATGTTCCGTAACTCGACCTTCATGGAGCGCACCGTGAGCACTGGGGTTGTGCTGGTGGCTCCGAGATGCGGAGCGCGGCCCCGGCAATCCAGGGCGGCGGGCACGGGGACCAGAGAGCCGCGTGCCTCT